GCCGTTTTGAAGAATGAAACCAGGAAAGCGGGAAGGGAAATGAACCAGCGGCGGAGCGGTTTTCCGTCATGCTCGGGACGTGCCTCGGTACTAAAAGGCATAAATGTCAGCACCTGCGGCGGTTGGGACTCCGTCGTAAGTGGCAACGCGCACGAACCACTTGCTGAAATTGACCGCGGTCGAAAAGCCTGGATACACGTATGCGTCACCCCCCGTGATCTGGAGGATGTACCGCGCGCGGACCTGTGTGTTGACCGTCGCGGGGCACGGGTTGACGTTGGTGTTGGCGGCGATGGCTGTCGACGTCATGTTGCCACTGGCGACTTGCGTGGTGAGTGACACGGTTGTCGCGATGGCTGCGGCCGAGTTCATGGCCAGGATGTCAATGATGTAAGAACCAGGCGAGAGGCGCCAGTTGCGTAGGCCACCCACAATCTCTAAGGCGACACCGTTGGAGGCGGTGGTGATAAGAGCGGAGGCGGCTTGGTCAAGCAAGGAGGTGCCCGCCCCACCACTGGACATCGGCGTGTTCGTGGTGCACGACCAGTAGATGTCGGGGGGGCCAGCGTTGAGCTCGGAGGGCGAGCTGAGCAAGAGCTCATACTCGACCCAGACGGTGCCCAGAGACGTGCTCGCGGGGATACCAGTGACGTTGGCGACCTGGAGAACGCCCGCCGCGTACAAGCGGGGGTCGTCGCCAGGTGATGTGAACAGGTTGCGAGTGGAGGGATCGAGAGCACAGTTGACCGTCATGGGCAGCCACGCCGTGCCTGACACATTGGACCTGTAGCTGTAGAGTGAGCGAATACCTTGCTCACTCGCAGCGGCTTGCCCATCGACGGGATCGTTGTCCCATGCCATGATGAGCTGGCCCGAGGTGCTCGTGGCGACGCTTGGTTGAAAATGGAACCGAAGACGGCGTAACGAGTACTTCTCGAACAGTTGGGCCAGGGCGGCGAGGCGAGAGCCGGCCAGCTGTGGCGCGTAGGGGAAGAACACGAAGGACAAAAGGTTCGTCCCCGTAGTGACACTAGCGGGTGTGACAATGTTTGCCACCATGTCGGTGGCCTTGATCACGAGGTTGTCACCCTCACAGCGAAGGCTGTGTCGGATGCGCAGGGTCTGGCCAAGCGCCAGTGGAGCAGCCTCAGTGCGTGAACTTGTACCACTCGGGCTCACCGCAGCTCGTGCCGGCGGAGCCGGGGCGCGGTGTCCGATGAGGTAACTTGCGTACTGCTGCATGCTCGACTTGAGGCGACACGAGGGGTGCGACGGATTGGCCGCGCACCAGGCCTCGTAGGCCGAAAACGCTGCAGCGCCGGCGGGCAGGCCGTAGGAGACCATGACCTGCTTAAAGCGCTGAAGCAAACTGGGTGACGTGCTCATGAGCGGGTTCTCAAGTAGCTGGATGATTGAGATTTGGACTTTGTTTCGCCCGGGCGCCCCACACGCCCAACGTTTTAAACGCGCGCCACCGCGTCTGCCGTATTTTGTATCCCGCCCGACAGGGGCGGAGCCACACGCGGTCCTCATTTTGGTGCCGCCTTGCGCACGCGAATGATGGGCTTCGCGGGCGCAGGGGCGGCGGCGGGTGCCACGGCCGTCGGCTGCTGCTGGGACATGGGAACCATGGCGGTCAGCAGAGACACGGCGTTCTTGGGGTTCGCCTTGGAAAGTTGGGTGCCACGCTGGTAGGCCTGCGTTTTGGTTTTCCCTTTCGCCGGAACGAGTTCCCCATCGCACACAGTGTCGAAGTGCGCGTGGGGCGGAGCAGGCTTTGGCTCCTCGACGAGGGGTGGGGTGAGCAGGTCATCGCGGGCCCCGTTTTGGGACCAGAGGAACAGAGCATCCGGGTTGCAGCCCGGGATCTCGTGCAACAAGCGGTCAACCATCCAATCCGCGTACGCATTGGGGTAACGCGAAGTGTCGTCGGGTGAGATGTGCGCCGCATGCGTGAGGAGGAGGCCTGTACACAACGCCATGAAGTCCGGCTCGTAGGCCAGGGCCTTGTCAACCAAACAGCTGATCAAGGGGGTTTGAGCGTCGGTGAGAGCGAGGGCAAAGGTCTTCTCCAGGAATTTGCGTTGGGGCGTCACGTCCGAGGACATGCGTACAGTGAGGTGAAATTTGCGTAGTGTGCGGGGGATGTCGCAACATGAGTTGATGTCGCCGTACCAGACACCTGGACCGTACCAGCGGGCAAGGAAATCCACGCCGTTGCTGCCGCGACCAACCTTGGTAATCTCCAAGAGTTGACCCAGGTGGGCGGCGACGCGGACGTATGTCTCCTCGTCTGAATTGCCGGTGGCACCATCGTCGCCGCCGTAGACACCGAGCAGGGTCCAAGCCTCGCGGGGGGGGTGTCCCATCTCGCGGAAACAGCAGAAGGCAACAAACGCATTGTCCGCGCTGTTGCAAATGGCCGTCTCTGGCGAGCCGCTGAGGCGTGCGTACTCCGTCGTGTAACGTATGCGTCGCATAGTGGTGCACTTGATGTGGTGCTGGGACCGCAAGAGGTCCTCCATTTGTTCGTAGTGGCTTGGGTGGAAAGCTCGGTGGTAAATGGCGCTTTCGAGCACGCGAAAGCACCGTGACACACGGCCGTCCATGCGGCTAAAGTCCGTTAAGTGTACGTGCGTGGACTTGCTGCAAATGTCCGCTACTCTTTGTGCCACCTGAGCGCCCGTTTTCCCAAAAGCGTACCAATGGGTTTGCTCAAGCAGCGTGGCCAGGGCGTACGTATAGCGGCTATACTCGCGTTTATCCTGGGTGTTGCTGATTATCGTGATGCCGCGTGGGTCGCCAATTTTCTGATACGACTCCTTCTTGCGGATGACGTCGCCCTCGCGGTCCATGCGGCGTGAGGCCTCGGCCTGCCACAGCAGCATCCGCTGGGTCGGACGGTTTTGGCGCGCATACACCTCGTCGTTGTCGACTGGGTGGAGTTTGTGTGGCTCGGGGACGAGCATCTCAACAAACTCGCGCATGTAACCGGCGAACCGCGGTGGCATGTCAGTGTCGTTGGCCAGGTCAACGACGCGGGTTTTGACCATCCACGCGTCGTTCATCATGCCGCTTCGAGGTACGAAGCCGCCATGGATGATGGGGGTGCAGAACGCCACCATCTCATCTTGATTGTCAGCATGCGGGTGGTACAACTCATACCCGCGCACTGAGTATTCCGCCGGGAAGACGGTTTGGGCAACCGTCCGAAACGTTTTAGCGTTCTCCCGGTGGTACTCAACCACATTGGTCGCCGCAAGGGCAGGGTCGACGTCGCTGGGAAGCCAGCTCGCGGTCTGATGGTTGGTGAGCTCAAGTTTGCTCAGCCGAGCCGCGGTAGCAATGGCATGGTCTATGGCCAAGGGCACGGTGGTCTCTGCCACCACGCCGGCCAACCCAGTCGACACCTTAACTCCTTCTGCGGTGACGACACGCATGCGAGAAAACCGGCCTTCGTTCACTCGGACATGATCAAGTTCGACCGAGTCCAGGGTAGGCATGAACCATTTGTCAAAACGCGGAACCATGGCCAATGGCACCAGGAACACAATGTCCTGGTGGGGCGCAAAAGTGCGGCGTTCAACCTGGTAGAAGACGGTTGCCCAGTTAGTGCCAGTAACCTGGATGGTGTCGTGGTTGTAGTCCCAGATGGTGTGCGTGTAAGTGGCGCCACCCGCAACCTCCCATACGAGGCGGTTGGATGTGTCAAAACAGAAGTGGGCCTCACCCGTGTGGCCAGCCACAGCGGAGGGGTTCTTCGTGAACATGATGACAGGGGCGGGGTACGCACGTGCCAGAAAGTCTGGCATGTCCAGCTGGTAGTCCACGTCACCCAACACGAGTATGGCATCTCGCGGGGGCGTGTTGAATCTCATCTCGGCGTGGACGTCTTTGGCCCAGAACCAAGCGCGGTAGCCTGCACGGCCGCGACGACTGTCACTTGCGCTACGTTGGTACCAATAGGCACTACGTCCAAGGGACGCGCAAATGAGGTCGATGAGAATGTATGCGCTGCTTCTCTGAGCTGCGCTCGTAGGATGGGTATGCTCCGACGCGGGACGTTTCGTCTGACTAACGTCGCAGCTGCGGAAGACCTGCCGCATAGCTGTGATTTCGTCATGACTGGGCGCGACCATGTACTGAGCGACGAGTTGTGCGTACCTCTCACCGAACCAGTGCGGGAGAGTGGCGAAGGGGTTAGCCCTGTTGTGCGCTGCACGCATAAGACGAAGGTACGAGAGGTCGGCGACCTGGACAATAGTGCCGGTCAGCCACAATAGCTTTCCGCAGAGGGGCAAAGCCGCGCAGAACAATGTGAACGCGGCGTACTTCAACACGGCACGAAACGTGTATCCGTACGGTATGCCACCCCACCCCGGGTGCCAATCGAAGACCGCAACAAAGTCGGCAAAATACCGACAAAGCGACAATAGGCCGGGCAAGGCCCAAACAACCGCCAGAAGGACGGCGTGGACCGCATAAAGGCCGAAAGTGATAATTTGGTTGCGCATAGTTGGGTCAGTGCAAAGGCACGAGGCGGATAAGTGTGGAGTTGGTTTAACGCAGACAAAGGCG